ATGGGTCCAAGCTTGTTTATTGCGGAGGAAATCTTATAGCTTGCAAGAATGGGCAACTCTTTTTTGTAAAGAGTCATAAGGCCAGAATAAATTGAAATGCAATCGGATAAAATCATTACCCCAAAATTACAAAATAGTATGTGTCGTTTTGCTCGTTCGTTGGAGTCTTGATAGATATGTTATCTACATCTACAACACTGTAGCTTGGTATAAATGGTGACCTTGCTCCGTTGTTCAATTTGTACCCAAAAACCATAACATTTTCAGTATTTAGGTTGTGCTGAATGGTGTAATCATCACCTATCGTTACAGACGAACCTAATTGTATTGAGGCATACGCTGTCTTTGCAAATCTCTGTTGAACAGCAGATGTATTGCCAGCCGTCACGCTATTTAACGCATTATTTAAACTATAGTACTCTTTAAATAAGTCAGATGTCGCTACTCTAACCGCTGTATTAGGGCCATAAAGGTCGGTCGCATCGGCAAGGTCTGACTGAACTAAGATAGCAGACAAGCTGTTTTCTATACCAGCGTTCCACCTATCGGTTGCATAGTCCCAAACCAACTGAGCTTCTGGTTTTAAAGCACCGCCAGCAGTCACCAAACCCCTGTACACTTGTATGCCAGAAAGACCAGTTGAAATAACAACGTCCGTTGCTGGTACATTGAGATCAAGTATTGTGTCAGCAAACTCAACCTGAGTGCCTGTCTGTTGTTGTATGTTCCCCGTTACAATCAAATCGCCCCCAATCGTCATGTCCCCAGTAACGTCTATTGTGTTGGCGTTGACGTTTGTGAGATTCAAAAGATCGCCATTATTGGAGTCAATAGATATCAAGTACCCGTTTCCAGATCCGTTAGTAAGGCTGAAGTCTGTCAGATTAACAACGGAACCACCAGTAATATTTACGTTAGTAGAGTCTTGATAAGACATGCTATTGAACGTAGAGGAGCTGGTGTATCTATATCCCTTTATGTAGATCGTCTTTGTGCTACTCCAAATATCAGCAAAGAAGTCTTCTGTGCTATCGTCGAATATATAAAGAGTGCCGCTATCGTAGTCAAAATACCAAGCATTGTAAGCACTAAATATTTGGTCACAATTAGGATTTGCTCCGTCAAAAATTGGGTTTGAAATCGGACCAACAAAAACCTTCACCTCATAATTAGCCCCATAAGTTGGATCAATCCAACTACCAAGAAACTCATCATCAAGCTTGGCTTGCCATGTTCTTCTAAGCGTTCCTAATGCTGTCTGTATAGATTCTGAGTCTGTTTTTATTGTCATCCTGAGAGCCCCTTCAGGAGCTTCATCTTGAATAACACCAGGGCCTTGGTAAACGCTTATATCTGAGTCCGACGAGCCAGGAGGTGTTGTTGGAACATCAGCGAGTCTTATATCAGTTCCTCTTACCTTAGGCGACGTGGCTATGGTCTCTTGGTTTGGAAAAACAGAGTCGTAAGGCCCTGATATGGACTTTCCGTATACAACTCTTTTTAATAGTATATCTACCTTTTCTTCTAAACTTGGCATTTCTGAATATTTTTATGATGCTATTGACAGCTTAGTTATTTTCTTACCACCAGCGAGCTTAAACCTCAAGTACACTCTTTTTCCGCTTGACCCCACCTGCCCGTTGAAAAAGTTTGCCTGTCCAGATGTTATAATATAAGTAGCGTCGTCTATTTCAGCGTTTAATGGAATTGGGTTTACTACAGCAGCGCCCTGAGCTCCAGGGCTGTTTGTCGCTATACCTGGAGCCCCAGTACCTCCCCAAGGCTGATCCAATCTACACCAACCATTAGCTTGTTGCCCGTTTAGCAGTCCAGTGTTTGCTGCTGTCCAAGCCCCGTTGTCGTTCATGTACACCCATGCGCCAGCGATACCATCAGAAGCTAATGTCAGGTAGAAGTTTGACAGAGCGTCGGTTACATCAAATCCCATAGTGACGTACTGATATGCATTTCTTGACTGAGAAACTTCATAAGTTTGAGAAACAGGGTATTGAGAGTTGCCATCAAACCACGCAGACAATTGAGTGCTAGAAAGGTTTCGAGCCGCACCAGCAACCACGATAGCATCGCTGTCGTGTATATCTATACCATCACTAGAGCTTCCGTTGCACCACCTAGGGTCGTAAACTCCGCTATTTAGTATGCCACTTGGTGTGTCTACAAACGCAGTACCAGCCGTACCAGATCCTGGATCTTTAATCCTTAAAAGATTAGCAACCACGCCCGTTGCGGAAGACTTGTGAGAGGTAGATGTAGAGTTTCCAACCAGTACATTACCTGACCAAAACGAAGTTGCTAAAGGATCGTCTTTGTATATAATGTAGCTAAACGTACCCACGTCAGTGCTGGCGGCAGCGGTTTGTGATCCATCTCCGCCGAATATAGATCTACGTCCGAAGCTAGGTCGATTGTCAAGCTCACTGCCTAAGAACAACCCCTCAATATTATCTTTTGGCTGATAGTATAATACAGCAGAAGTCAACGTGCCATCAGGAGCGACAGAAGCTGGGTAGTTTACATCTGACAGATGCTCAAATATATCAGAGTCTTGTCCCTCTATGTAGTTATTTATACTTGTGCTGTAGTCTTCCGCCCCGTAAGCTTCAGAACCGCTAATATGTGATGCAGAGACAGTTAAAGAGATTCTATATGATGTATTCTCAACAACATCAGCTTGTCTTATGAACCTTATTCCGTTCTCGTAGTTGTTGAGCGATACAATCGGAACAGATGTACCCTCTATAGCTGAAGTTATATCACTTTCAGTAGAGATATTGGCATAGTAAAAATTCTGAGAAGCAACCGCATCGCCATTATACAATATAGAGATCGTGTTCATCTTATTCTCTGTGAACAGAGTGTTTACCGCACCTAAGACAAAGTTTATTGTGCTATATGTCGGATAGAAACCAACACCAGATCCTTGTGTGGGGTAGCCCGTCGGAGATAAAGTAACTGAGTTAGCTCCGTTGGTATATGTTCCACCGTTGGAGGCCGTTGCGACCGTAATAAGCGTACTAGCAATTAGAGTGTTGTTTACTTTTACTTGAAATGTATCTCCGCTGTTTGCCAAGTATTGCAAGCCAGTATATCTGATATTCAAGTTTCTAGTGCCGTTGGACACCCATCTGACCTCCACATTGGAAGACGCAGCGGTCGATCCTTCAGCCGCTAGTATACCCTGATTTGCTGCCCTGGCAACTTCATAAGGCCACTTGCTCAAACTATTATTAGAATAAGAAGTATTGTAGTACAAATAATTGTACAAACCGCTAGCTCCTGTAGAGCTAGTTCCTAAATCAGGAAGGGCTGTAAGTGATGACGGGGCAGTAGGAACTATCTTACCCATCAACTCATTCAACTTGTCTATAGCCGTTGTATACGTTGTCTCCAACGTAAAGTCACCTATAGCAGGGTTGTTATTGGTAAGCAGATAAACATCATCATAAGCGGGGTCACTCCCCAACGTGATACCTCCTTGTGGGTTATTCTCAGGATCGCCAGATATAGCAGCCCAGTTTTCGCTGTTACCCCACTCAGTATTCGATAGATCAGTGCCAGTGTATATGTATATCTTTTGTTCTGCTGTCGCAATTAAAACGCAATTTAAAGCTCTTTTTGGACCAGGAATAGCTTCTAAAATTACGGTCTCTGTTGCTGATGCAGCGTCAGAAAACAACACCCCCTTTATGTGATTACCTGTGGCATCAACAACGGGGTAGTTTGAGTTGATGTTCTCTATTACGTCGCTAAATTTAATAGCCATGTTATTGTGATAATTTTATTCTAAGTGTTCTCTTTCCGTCAAAACAAAACGGCTGATTTACCCTGTAAATGTGATAGTCAAAAACAACAGGTCCGCTGGGTGTATTTTGAAGGTAACTATTGTTTTCCGCAAAAAGCAATAGCGATGACGTAAAGTCAGATATACCAAATTCAGCAGAACTCATAGCGGCCTCAACTTCATCAACATTATAAGAGGATGGTATTAAGATGTATAGATACGGAACGTTAATTGGTGGCTTGTAAGAAAGCGTGTTGTCGTAATCACCAGTTCTAAACAACAGATTTGCGTCTTGGTCGTTAAACAAAGACTCGACAGTACTGTGTATAAAGTTTGTCGATGAGTAGAAACGAGCAAACTGCCTAGACTCTATGTTAATGGTTTTGTAAACGAAGAGCTCGGAGCCACCTACTTCGTACCTAACCTTCAATCTGTAATCAACATCGTACTGAGAGTACAGAGAAGATATTGTGGTTACAAAACTAAAAGTTTGGTCTATAACATCGTCACCCCAACCTGACGCTGGCTCTTGTATGGTTCCAACCTCGAAAAAACTTTCATTTGCACCGCTATAGAACTTCCTTTCTATAACTATGTCACCGCTCATATACGCGGTGTTAGATATGTTGAGGTATATATCGCTAAACGAAGACCCAAAGCTTCTTTCTATGTAGTTGACGGGCAGCCCGTTTGCTCCAACAATATGGAAATCATTTACTGACGGAGAGAACGTAAGCTCAGGATCAACGAGGTTGACATTGAAGTCAGTTGATACGTTAACAACGCTTGTAGACGGCTGATTAACGCTAACAACACCAGGCTGGTTAACGTTAATAGATACTACAGATGGTTGGCCGTTAACGTATACAGTCTCCATTACAACGTTGTTATGTCGTCGTTTACTTGAAACGTTCCGTACATCATGGTCTTGGTGTTAAGAGCAGCACCAGTAGGCGTGAACTGAAGATCGTACACGTACAGCCCTGGATCAGCACTCATCGAAGCTGAAGACTTTTTTATTACCACAACAGAACCATTAACCTCTATTTCTTTTGTTGACGTCCCATTGCCAGCTTGTCCATCAAAATATGAAGTACTACTCATAGACAGCTCAACACCAACGCTTGGTTCGTCTAAGTCCTCTGATGCTCTTACTTGCAAATTCCACTGACCCGAAAAGTCTGCCATAGAACTCCCAAAGTCTATCTGAAGCTCAAAGTAGTCACCTCTACGACAGATGATATCCAACCTCGTAGCCGTATCTAAGTTTACTACACTCATTGCAGCAATTGTTTTACTATATCCATCTGACTATCCTCCTCTTTGAGCTCTCCTCTCTGACCCTGACGCTGTGATATAAGCTTACTCTGTTCGACTGTCTGCTTCGCCACCCGCTCGTCCTTTCTGTCCTCCTTGAAGGTCTCTAACTTTTCTTTGAACTCCTGTTCCGTTCCTCTGATACCAAGCAAGCCCTGCGCCTTGATAAGCTCCAGCTCCTTCTTGAAGGTGTACTCAACCTCCAACATCTGAGCTTTAATTTGAGCTTCCATCTGCATCTTCTGCATCTCGATCTGGGCTTGCATTTGTATCTCCTGCATCTTGGCCTGAGAAGCCGCCTGAGCCGCCTGAGCTTGTGCCTGAGCTTGTGCCTGAGCCTGAGCTTGCATCTGCTCTTGCTGAGTCTTAATGCGCTTCTTACGTCTAACGATAAGCAAACGCTCCGCTTGGTCTACATCCCTTAACTGACGTATAGCCAAAGCGTCTTCTACGTCTATCTCCTTTTGACTCAAGGCAACCTGTATGTTCTGCTCTAAGTACTGACGATCCTTCTCGTCCATATCCTTGTTGACAAGAACTCCGAAGTTGTGCATAGGCAGATCGTTGAAGCTGGACATAACATCCATATTCTCCTTGCCTATAGCGTTCTCATACACCCTGTACAGTATAGAATCGTTAGGGAGTATCTGCAAGCACTTAATTATGTCCTCTACAACAGACTGATACAATACCATCGTACAATGAGTGATATCGTAAATAGCGTTATTGCCAGCTGCTATAGCGTTCTGCTGAACACCAACCAACGTCTCACCCTTAGGTGTGCTGCCGTCCATCATCTCGTTGATGCCCGTAGCGTCCCTAATCATATTCAGGTAGTGGTTGTACAACCCAATAAGCTCGTTGATATTCCTGATGGTATTCTCAAGCGGTCTAACAGGAGGGTTTTGAAAGCCACCCTCTGGGTTCTTGCTCCTGTAGTAGAACACACCAGTCTGCTCGTATATATCCTGTATATCAAGAGGCTGTAGTTCTCCTCCTCTACCCAGCTGCACATTCTCCAACCCTTCGATATCTACTATCAACCCGTCGGGCTTGGCTTTAGCAACAGCCTGTTGTATCTTCAAGTGAGTGAGCTGAAGCATATCAGCAAACCCAGTGATGCCGCCGACCATGCTCTTAGGCATCATACTCATCAGGTTGGTCGCAACAACAGAGTAGCTCAATCGAGCCTTGGAGATGTCGTATATATTCTTCGGTACGTTTGGCTTCTTCTCGTAGTTAAAGATCTTGCCGCACCCCATGATGTACTTACCCCCATAAACACACATGTTAGAGAGCTTATGAGGGGTTCTTTCGAACACAGAATTCTTTGACCCCTTGTACTCATCACCTTTGTAGTAAAACCCTACGTTCCCGTACTTACTCTGCTTTTCCTCGAAGTACACGTCGTCTATCGTCAAGAACTCAAAGTCCAAGACCTCTACTATATACTCCTCGTATCCGTACACCTCCCGTTGAAGAAAGTTGTCGTAGTACCTGTTGCTAAAGTTAGAGGTGCTGTTGGTGTACTTACCTTTAACCTTCATAGCCATCTCCTCGTACTCCTTATCCGTGAACTGCTCACCAGCTATACGCTTCAGCTCTTGTATGGTCATCTTCTTTACATGACCAGCGTATGACAGATCACCGAAGTTAGGGTCCTCAGTGTAGCTGTGTATAAACGTTGATGGGTCTACATACTCTTCTACTATACCGTGACTTGGGTCGTTCTGCCTTTTCACGACAGCCATACCAAGAGCAACCAGATCGTTTACACACCTTCTAAGCGTCGTCTCATCGAACTTGTTCCACTTAAGCGTCAGGTCAGCAGAAATCTGAGCAGCTATCTCAGCCTGTGTCTTTATGTTACTATCCATAAAGATCTCCACCTCCTCCAACGTGTCAGGAACCTCCTCAAGGTTGGTCTTGGTCTGAATCCCCATAGACTTCATCTGCTCGAAGAACTCCCTGTTCTCCACCTGCATCTTAATCTCCCTCTTCTTAGAGTCTTTTTCACTCGTAGACAACGGATCGACTGCTCTAACGTTGGGGTATAAGTTCTGAGAAAGTATCTTGTTGACAACGATCTTTACGAACTTAGGTACGATAGGAACTGGCGACCAGTCCAAGTTCAACAAAGTCCCGTCCCCATTGTTTGGATCTAAACTGGTAAGTATCTGCTTGTATACAGCGGTGTCCTGCGTTCCGTTAGCGTAGTCTCTGTTTTTCTGAAACTCTCGAAGTCTCTTCCTGTACACGCTGCCGTCGTCGTCTATCCTACCCCACTGATTTTCAATAGCCTTAGCGTACTGTAAACCATAGTCCTTCTCAGCTTTTTCAGCTGGTTTGGCTAAAGGGTTTGGGAACGTATTCGACTTTTTATTATTACTAGGCAACATATTTCTTCAGATGGTCGCTTGCGCAAATATAATGCATTGACAATCACACATTATATTTATACCTTCTGAAGAATTTCTTCTCATCGAAGTTGGTTTTTGGCTTAACATCTTTAAATTTCTGAGCTGCCAATAAAGCCAACCCAGAGCTGATTGTCAAGTCAAACTTTGTTCTCTTGTCTATCCTATAGCCTATCCAGTCCTCTAACGTCCTGTTGAAGTACATATTCCCCATCGTGTTGGTCTCTATGTTTTCACCAACGTGGGTGTGTATATACTGCTCTATAGCCTGGGCGTGGGCGTGTATTACGTCCTGAGAGTTAGAAGGTATGCCTTTGGTCTTTTCAGATATGTGAGGGTTAGATCCTGGAGGCTTCAAGTGCTTTGGCCTTTCCATCACATAACCATCAAAACCCCTTGACTCAAAGTACCTTACGATGCCGTACTTGTTGTTCTCTATAAGCAACGGGTAGCCGTAGAAAACAGCGCACATGAGCACATCCTCGTAGAAAATCTTGGCTATATCAGGACGCGCTGCGTACTCCACGACAAACATATTGCTCGGAAAGGACTCGGACATGCTGAACTTGTTGTACATATGCAAAGCCCCCTTAGAACCCCTACCATCTACAGTAGCGTCCAGATCATAGCTATCCACGCCGCCGCAGCCGAACTCTTCGTTACCAGGCCACCATCTCCCGTACTTGTAGTACTTGTTGTTCTGCTTCTCTGTTGGTGGCATCCATGAGACGTAGAACCTTCCCTGAGCATTCGGTGAGAAGATGACCCTATCGTCTTTCTTCTCCCACATAAAGCTCCCCCTGATGACAGGGTTTGTCTTCATATTGTTGTTGTAGTCTATCTGCTGATAGATCTTACCGACATTGAATATACTGCCCTGTACGCTATCCCTGAACGCCTCGTCCTCTGTCATAGGGAACTGCCTGATGACCTCATTGAGTTCAGAAGCATCGTGTTTCATAGCGTCGCGCTCGTTCATCAAGTACGACTTACTACCTATCTTAATGTACGTCCCGTCTAACGTCTTTATTGGCTTTGACGGATCGTCTACAATAGGATTTCCGTAAACATCGAAAAAACCCTCTAATGCTTCTGAAGCGGGAATGAACAGCCTGTACAATCCAGTCTTTGTTCTTCCATTAGCGTTGCGTTGTAGCGGATCGCTATCTTCCCACAGCTTCTTGTACTCCTCACCTCCTTTGTCCATAGGATTGACAGTACTACCGACCAACGCCTTGCCGACCACCGTTCTACCGACGATAAGACAGGTACGCTCAATGCGCCATGCCTCTCTTATGTCCGTTGGCTTCTCCCACTTACCCGCCTCGTCGAGGTACAGCATATGAAGCTTCTCACCATCGTATGCGTTGTTCGTTGTGTTCTTCCAGTTGATGACAGTGTTGAGAGCATCGCCTCGATAGGACGTCTTGTTCTTCTTGGTGATACGCTTAGATGGCTCACGGAAAGCCAGCTCCATACGAGGGTTGGTAGTACCATCTTGGATAGGTTTGAAAAAGAACGGGTAGTTTCTGAATATAGAAACAACCTTCTTCATGAAGATATTCTCCTGAGCGTCCTTACCTGTCTTTGATTGTATACCAAGCAGCTTGTCTTTTACTTGGGTGGCCTCGTCGTCGATAACAGCCGAGCATATGTTCGTATAACCAGATCGTCGTCCTTTGGTGTAAAGCTGTCCCAAACAACGGGGGTCTACCTCACACGCTGCCATGTGGATGAAGATATCTCGCTGGAACTTCAGATAAGACGGATACCCTATGTCTATCTTGCTCCACTGAAGAAACATATAGTGCCTCCCTGTTATGTAGGTAGGAGTGCCGTTATTCATAAACCACACACCCTCTCTACGCCTCTTAAACTCACGTTCTATGTAGTCAGAGTATCTGCTCCTGAACTCTTTTGGACGTTCTAACCACTCGTCCATAGACTTGATTTTATCAAGCTCTTCAGGAACAGACAACCTGGACCAGCATTGATTTTTTTTAGGGAGGGAGCTGAATAGTATCTCCGACTTAACTGGCTTTTTAGGGAGAGCAATAAACAGATCACCGATAACCTCTACATCACCTATAGTCCCCTCAGGGTCTATGATGATTACTTCTTCATCGTATCCTTCTAATTCGGTGATCATTGATTGAATTATTCTTTTACAAACACGCCATCAACGGTAGTGCCTTTTCTATCGACAATCTCATCATATGCTTGCCGCAAACACTCAGCAGGATCGAGACCAAGCTGTGCCGACAAGATAATAAGCGTTACAAGGCTATCTCCGATCGCGTCGATCGTGTCATCACGCTTGTTCTTGGCAATAGACCCAGCCAGTTCACCAATCTCTTCTGTCACCTTGAGCATCTGACGTGTGGCGTTACGCTCTTGAATCAATCCTCGTTGATTCCCCCACTCGATGGTGGCCTGAATTAGTTCTGTGAAGTTCATTCGTGTATTCTTAAATTTTCTTGTTCTAAATACTGAAGCAGCATACTTCTGAGTTGTCTGACTACAAGCAGCTGTGATTCATCTAAGTCCTCTGTATTCCATTTGAGCAGCTCTCGCATATGCTCGTCCATTTCTCTGACGACATACTTCCACTTTGCCCCGTTCATGAGGCTGTCAAACCTCTCTTGCTGGTCAGGGAGATTGAACTCAAGTGTTACTTTCATGATTCAGGGTTTAATTGTTTTTGTTGCAATTCACGCACATCCTCGGCAAGGTCATCGACGCGACCTTCGAGGTGAACGAAATCGTTGTCTAATTTTCTGAGATGCATTCCCATGTGATCAAGTACTTTGGTCTGCTGACCCACAAGACGCTCTAATTCTTTGCGCTTTTGACGTTCGTAAGTAATAAAGAACGGTAGTGAGATTATTAATACACTTATTGCTATAGTGGATGCCATCATTTGTCAGTGGTGTTTGTCAAGTATCTTGCGCAGAATACATGACATGAATCAATATTTTACTTGTAAGTTCTTGACACATTCTTGCGTGAAATGTCATTCACTAAACGTAAAATCAGTGGTTTATGAATGAATTCTCATTCAAAGGTTTCGTTGTAGTATTTCTCGCAGCTGTTACGATGACATGGAACCCATTGACCGCCTTCCATATATGCATCCATAATCTGCTCCTTCTCCATTGCCTTAGCTTCTTCGAGCTTGGCTTTGTAGTACGGGTCATCCCAATCAATCGTTGGGAGTTTGCTGACCAACCAATCTATTGCTGTTTTCATTGCTTCTAATTTTTACCAATATTTCTGTTTACTGACGTTTATTTGAACGATTAGCCTATGTTCTGCATCTTTAATGATGCATCTTGACATCACAGATTGTGATCTCAAGTATACCCGTTACGGATTATTCGTTACGACATATTCGTAATCAACAGTCATGCTTTCAATCAGCATCTCAAGGTAGTGCTTGGCCTTGTTGAGGTCGTCCAAACCACCTTTGTCCTTGTACCTGCATACGTACTTGATGATGTTCCCTTCTACGAACGGGATGTTGTTCGCCATGCAGAACTCGTAGACCTCTACGTTCATCTTCTTGTAGTGGTTACCACCTATTTGCTTGTCTTTTGCGCTCATGTAAATTAAATTTTGTAGCCGAAATGGGACTCGAACCCACACGACCCTTCGGGTCAACAGATTTTAAGTCTGTCATGTCTACCAATTCCATCATTCGGCCATTGTACTCCCGACAGGATTCGAACCTGTGGCCGTCTGCTTAGAAGGCAGATGCTCTATCCAACTGAGCTACGGGAGCGTGTATGAGATATCGTTCATTAAGCTCATTAAAAGGGCATAATGAATGAGATACGCATCATTGCACGAAAAGGCTTAATGCTATCAAGAGGTCAGCAACCGTTATCATACCACTTCCGTTCAGATCGTATAACGGATTGTAAGGCGGTGGCATACCAGGGCCGAGGTACATCAGCAGATAAGACAAAAACTCGAAGTTTACTGTTATTTGTGTAGTCATGTATAAGCAAATTTAGCAGTCAGGGCAGGATTCGAACCTGCAACCTCTATTACTTTTATCATCCTCAGCGTAAATCACAGCTTCCAAACGGAATCAATTTTCTCTAGCGGATTTCCCATTTCCCACCTGACTAAGATGTCGTTTTTAAAGGACACTACCGATTGCTTAACCTAAATAGCTTTAAACGACCAAACCTTTGTAGGGACGACAGGGCTTGAACCTGTGACCTTGACTGTATAAGAGTCCTGCTCTAACCAGCTGAGCTACGTCCCCAACTGATGCGCCTGTATGAAACGTAGAGGCGCAGAACTCTTTGCCGCGAAGCAAAGAACAGATCAAAGTTAATCTTTTTTCTTCCTTTCGCTGCCTTTTAGACGACTTTTTTCTCTTCTTCCTCTGTTAACAGACGCTGGTTCTACCCTGGTTCCGTTCTCGTCGTGGTGGATATCCTTCCCGTCACCTTTCTTTACCCTCCCCTCTCTTTCAGCCTTCCTTCTGTTCCTATTTCTTTCGGCTCTCTTTTTCTTCTGCTCTTCGGAAGACTGAAAATCCTCATACTCTTGCTTGTAGTTTCTCTTTATTACTTTCATCACTTTGAATATTTCTCTGCAAATCCGCCGCCGTAGTCCTTCTCCTCGTCTATAGACCCCTTCTCGCTTAAGTCCTTCACAAACTGATCCAGCTTCTGCATCTCAAGGATGAGCTCCTTGCAGTCAACAGCCGTTTGCTTGATAGACTGAAGCTCAGCCTTACGTGCGCTGCCATTGATCTCAGGATCGACAGGCTTCTTTACCTCCTCGATCATGTTGTCTATGGCAACCTCCATGCTCTTCATCAACCTTACGGCTGCGTCTACGGTCTTGAACTTATCCTGTGACATACATAATATCTTCTTCCCTCACGCGAAAATACACTCGATCATCTATAGTAACCTCGTAGTCAGAGTTCTTCTTAAAACCTACTTTATCATTTAGTTGAACGTCTATATCGTAACCTACTGGTAAACAAGTAACTATAGCTTCGTTTTTAATCTTTTTGTTTAAGTGATCTAATATAATCAACTCAGAATCAATGACTTCCTCTTCTTTAGTTGACTCAAGCAAGAACCACTTAGACAGGCAGTGTATCTCCCCGTCCTTGTTCTTGTAAGCAAAAGCTTGCGACATGGTAGGTCGATCTGGATCGTAGTGAACGAAGTACTTGTCTTCCTCCCAATCGAGCTTCTGACCTCCGTTGATAACCACCAAATGGTGGAAGTACAGGGTGTCGCCAACAGCTACAGGGGTGTCGTACTTCTTCGGCGTTGCCACTACCTCACCTTCAACTACTCTGTGCTTAAACTCATCGAACTTATTGTCTACGAACAACTTAAGGCCGTTACTTAAAGTAATTTCGTCGTTAAGAGGCTTTTCTATTTTGACAATGAACGATTTAATAGAATTCATGTAAATTAAAAGTTTAAGTCCATTTCAACTACAGTAGGCATAGAGTCTATGACCTTCCAAATACTAGATCCTTCAGGAGTCTCTACGTATATGAGGAACCTATTCTTAGCCGAGAAGTGAAAGTGTCTTTCGTCGAATACAATAGCTGTAACCTTACCCGTGGGGTTAGCAGACGGACCGACTGGCATACCTACATAATAAGCCATACCGTTCTTAGGCTCTTTGCCTATAACGATCTTTCTAATAACACCTAACTCCATCAGTTCAAGCTTATACCAGCTCCGTTGATAAGGTCATTGAAGTCAGAATCTCTATCGTACGCGACTTGAACCAATCCATTGACTAAGTCAACTTCCATTTGGTTGTCAAGCGATATGTAAACGTCTGAGTTGACCATAGGGCCTTCGTCCGACTCTTCTATATTAGCCACCACCATAGAGAATAACACAGAGTCTTTCAGGTCAAACTCTTCTATCATCGCCTCTATCTCTGAAGATATCTCAGATATTCTCTCTTTAAACCTTTCTTGATTAAACTTCATATCTTATCTTGTTTGATACAAATTTAATCATCAAACAATGCCGCAGGTTTCGAAGAGAAAGAAAAACAGGAAGTCCATGTTTAGAGACTTCCTGCATCGTAACAACGTAGAAAACAACTATTTAAAGTACTACAGGAAGAAATCCATTGAAGTGTCTAAAAAGTACGACATATCCGTGGTGCAGCTACAATTCATCTGTTGGGCATACGATTTGGAGTTTTTTACTATATACCACGCAGCAGAAGACAACGAGTACAGCTATCCACACGTAGAGAACAGGATTATATACCCTCTGTTAAAGAAGGGGCTGCTCTACAAGTACTACGACAAACTCTCACCGAGCGCACAGATAGACAAGCAGATGTTCGACGAGAACAAGTTCAACTACAGAGTGAGGTACGCGCTGACTCAGAAAGCAAGGAATGCTGTAAAACTTATGTATGATTAAAAATAGTTGTAAGTAAAATCGTGATTAGTCGGGAAAATCCAAGGAGACTGGCTAAGATCATAACCAAGTCCATAAAGCGTTGTTCCACTAAAAGTTGTAGCAGTTCCATCAACAGATGACACTTGAATTCGATTCTGTGTGTAGCTTTGATTTGGACTAATGGTTAATTGTAATGTAAGATAAGAGTTTGGGCTAATAAAAAAGCCTGGTGACTCCAAAAATTCATCGTTATCAAGATCTACTGCTATTTGATAATGATACGTAGCAAAATTAAAACTAGCCCCTTGGTATATATTCCCGTATGTGTGATCAAAATCTCCTTGAGAACCAGCGTAATCAGCCGCTGCCGTTATAGTTGGATTTAAAAGTCTTATGCTTTGGCCTTCGCCACCAAACCATTCACCACCATAAAATATAGAGTTATATATATCAACATTAATCTCTAAACCAAAGTCAGATGGTGAATCAAAAATTAATGGGCTGGGGTAATCAGTGACAAGATTTGGAGAGTAGTCTCCAAGAACAATCACAGTAAAAGGAACGATAAAAGTGTTGCCTGATATAGTAGGGTTTATATAAGTTGTAGAAAATATCTGCTCTATCGAACCAAAAACACTTGATATATTATTTTGAATCAAACCAACCTGAAAATCAGCTAAAATGGGAGACGCAGCTACATTTCCGTTATCGCATTCATAGTTTATAAACGGAAAGCCCAAAACATTAGAAACCGACATCTGATCTGATTGAGTAAATAAACCAAGATCTACACCTTGATCTATTATTATCTCGTAAGTAGTCTCTGTATTAATAGATGGCGTTATTAAGCACGTTCCGTCTACTATATCGTCTGGAAAAGTAACTGTAAAAGATGCGTTGTAAGAAAGGTTATAAGGTGTGTTATCAAAAACTTGTGCAGTTGACGCCGCAGTATCTATTGTAGTTATGACACTCCCGTTTTGGTATATGTTAAGAGTAAGCGGAATGTTTGTGTTTGTTGAACCGCTTTGTGTGTATATACTAGGAAATGGGTTTAAATCCTCACCATCAAAAGACAGCCTCATAGAAAACAAAGCGGAGTCGTTAATAGTTAAGAAACTAAAATTATCAAAAGAATATGTATAAGTCCAAGGGTGTTGTATTGCCGTCTCTTCTTTTGTCACCTCTTTTGTAAAATCTCCGTCTTCATAATAGTTATAACTCTCCCCATTAGCTGTCAAAATGGTTTGCCCTATAGTAACCTGATAAAAAAGAGGTGTTTGTTTTAATATAGGAGAGACAACATACTCAGAGGCATAAGGATCAAATGTTATGTGGCCGTTCAGTATACTGCCAGCTTCCTGTATAACATATTGATCTGTGACCAGTTGTGTAAATTCAGCGGACATTACGGTCCTTTCTACACCACCATTTTGTGCATCAATTTGATACGCTGTTACCGTTATGGGTAAATCAAGGGTTATCGTAGGAGTACCTGGGGCTGGGTTTGGACTTATCGGAGGGCCTGGATCTGGTAAAGGCTGAAACTCAACGTCTATGTTTAGCGTTACAGAGTTGTTTGTGCCGTCGTATGACTCGTCAACTGTCAGGTCGTGAAAATCATAAACCAAGACTATTTCTTCAAATAGCGCTGTATTGTCAATAGCATAGCTTATTATTTGTGCTGTAGAGTATGTTGAGTTTATTGACTCAAAAGAAAGAGCTGGAAATACTGTAAGGGAGTACTGAATTGCACCTTCAGAAATTTCGTTTGTGATCAATACTACCTCTGTTGGAAACAATACAGACTTAGACAAAACAAGAGTTGTTTCTACGCCATTAACAGAAACAGAGTCTACATTAAAACCAGTTCCATCAGAATAACTAAAAGACGCAACACTTGACTGATCTACTAAAACCAAAAACTCTTCACTAAAGTTAACAGATCTATTGACCGTAAAGTTGGTTGCGTTGTTTGTAATTAAAACAGTTACAGAAAATTCTATGCTTCCTAAGGACTCAACAACAGAAAAATCAGTTATTGAGAATAATGGCGATAAATCAGGCGGTTCAATTCCTAATAAATTTAATCCGCTACCGCTTAATCCTAATTTTAACATGGCTTATAGTATACTCCTTTATTATCTCTGTACGCTCTCAAGCATCTCTTTCTGTTGTCTTCGTTATGTTTATACGAGACATGGACCCAAGCTGGGGAGGCGTCGTCGCCGAACTCCCAGATCAGTTGATCAAACTCAAGATTATTCTTAATGTAATCGAAGACTTGTTTATTCGTGAGACCACCATAGATATCGGCGTCAATATCCAAGGCTTGTCCCACCATATGCTGCGATGTTGAAGATCCTCCAATGGCTTTGTTTAATTTTTTTGACCTATACCCTGACGTAACCCCTAACGGAACGCGAAAGTAGTCTCTTACAGGCTGAAAAACCTCATTCGCTATGTGCTTAAGGTTTGCTATTACTTCCTTTGGCGGTGTGTTGTCTATATCCAGCCTCGTGGCTGTGTTGCTCTTCACGCACTCTTGCAGGGATAAGTTCTTGCTTAATTTCATTTTAATAGCTTCCTGGTTGGTATCCTTTGTCAATCACAAACTTCTTTGGTATCTGAACGTAGTCTTCAGAAACAGATACAAATGGCTTTCCAGTGGCGTCAAGCATGGCAGATTGTTTCATTCTCGTTGCATCGGTAGGAAGGCCCCACTTCTCAGTGTACTGCTCTGGCGTAAACTTCCATGTGTCTGCGCTTGTCACTTTATAAATAAGGTTTGTTCCGTCGTCGCTTATTAGATCAAACTTCTGCTGGTGACCAGCTATGTTTATGATTGGGTTGAACGGGTTGTGACCCTCTTCAGCCAACATCCTAAACGACTCTGGAACACCTTCTGAATTTACTTTTAGATCATAAGTTCTGGTTTTAGTATTCCATCCATTAACCTTCCCTTCCACCTGTCTTGAAACATCACTAAATACACCCTCGATAATCTTGGTTCTGTCATCGAAGAAATTTCGGCGGGCTGCTGATGCGACCATATTAGGATCAGAATACATTCCTGACAATGCCTTTTCAATAGCTTCATGCGTATTGACAGCATCGTCGTACACTTGTTCTAATCCTCCGTAGCGATCTACGTTAAACTTCAGAGGGTTGTCTATAGATGTGGTTGTCGCCATAGGCAGCTCTACCACTTTCATGTCACCATACCTATCAAAAAAGTCTCTGAATGTGGACCTCACGAAAGCGTCAGCCTCTTTGCTCACGTTTGTATTGAAGTTAGAGAAGTCTCCGTATATGTACGCATTAACTGGGTTTGGCCCTTTATCAGGGATATAATCAGATCTAAGGCTAAGACCAGTATAGTTTATTTTTCTATCTTTCCCAAGGACATTACTTGGTTTTTTCAAGTCCCCAAAAATATTATCCATGTACGTCGATGGCGCCCCTCCTGACTTGTTCATATAGTTACGAGCAAGCAGCTTTAGAGCGTCTTTAACAACTGGCTTGTTTGCCAATGCTTGTACACCTCTATTCGCACCGCTCAGTGTCATGTTGGCGAGTTGACTATCATTCAAAACATCATTTAATGTTCTTGTTTTTGGAACTTTTTGGGTTAGTTCTTTTGACAGGAACTCATACAAAACATCTTTTTCATCAGGATTAAGCTCTATACCCTTCTCCCTCTTATCCATTATATTGCGAAATCTAACACGTTCTTCATTGTATTTCCTGTCGAGTTCATCTATTTTTATTTTCTGCTCGTCGTAAAGCCTCATTTCTTCGTCAGCGGTTCCAGCTTTATTCATTAGCTCATCATACTTCTCTTTTATCAACCTAACTTCATCGTCCAATTCAATAGCATTCATGTCACTGTATCGTGTCCACACTCCGCTACCCATGTTTGGTCGAGAAATCAAACCTCCTGAGAATCCTTTTGATGGGTCTGGTTGTAAGTATTTATCTATAGCTTTTAATACGTCAGGAGACAACGCATAGTTTATACCTGACTTAACACCCGCCTTGGCTCCAGACTTAATGACGCTCATACCGCCCTTTGCTGCCATACCAACCGCAGGGCCTACGATAGGCAAAGACGCAGCGATAATATCCGTCGCGTCTAGTACTTTATCAAGCGTAGAGGCGTCCTTTGGCGGAGCAAACAACGGGTTGCCACCTACAGTACCCTCTCCAAGCGCCCTGTTGATCGTTCTCATAGTGCCAGGTACGCCTGTCATCTCCTGCCCCAACATAGAGATCATACGCGCCTGATCGTACATAGACTGTGGTGTCCTGTACTGCCTAGCCAATTGACCCAAAGCACTACCCTTAACAACCTCCTCAAGCCCTGCAAGCGGGGCGTTATCGTCGTATACCGTAGCTTCGGGGAGTAATATAGGTATCTGCTCTCCTGTTTCTGGATCTACGCGAATCTGAAACTGCCCAGGCAGCCTGTAACCTGCCTCTGAATAAGCTGGGTAAGCTTTTGTGACGTTTTGTTTTTTGGGGTCTTTTATCGGTTTCATCTAATGCAGGTGTGTTACGGCTTGCACGAAGGGTCTCTCTTTCGCATAGGTATGCCATCAACAATGTGTATGGTGTTACAATCATTCTTACCACCGACTCTAACGTCTTGTTTTTTGTTCTTAAGTGTTACTATGTCTGGTCGTCTTTCTTCACCAGCCTCTCCGTATATATCCATGAAGTACTGAAGAACAGCTGGATCACGAAGCAGTTTAGCTACTTTTGATAGCTGAGAGTTGCTTACCGATGCGTTACTCCCCATTATACTGAGTACATCCTCGCCTGTTATAGCCCTTCCAGTACCTTCGTACATACCCTCTTTTTCTGAAGCTGGTTGATATAATGGGGTTTCTGTTCCTGACAAGTACGCTCTACCCGATGGCTCCGACCTTCTGTTGTAGTAGTCTTCTTCGGGAGAGAAGTCTATATTAAAACCTGATGGTTTAGTATACCTCCCCCCTCTCATAGCTCCCAACAGCGTCATAAGATCGCCTGTATCTCTACCACCTGACACCAAGGCATCGCCAAGGCGTTGTTCTGCTGTCCCGTAGACATCAGAAAGCGGTTCGTATCGAGATCTTTGCGGTAGATCTGATTTTTTTCTCCTAATAGGTATCATTGACCACCAGCTCCTATACCGAACAAGTCTATTAAGATCTTCTGAAGTGCATTTAAGTCCATAGACTCGTTAGAGAGGGGGTTTCTGTTCTTTACAAACTGATTGCGAGCGTCTTGCATACCTCCATAGGCAGCAGCTGTTGCTGGTACAGCAGCTACACCAGCCAACATAGGGATGATCTTACGCATAATCATGTCTCTTTTCGCTGTATCCTCAGGATCGTACCCTTCTAAAGACCCTAACAGCCTATCTATGTCTTCGTAGTTACGCTGCATACGCCTCTCAGGACGGGCCATACGATAAGACTCACGAGAGGCTCTGTCTGAATCCCGCATATCTCTGTTTGTAGGCTCGTAAGACCCTCCATTCATGTAACTCTTCTTGATGCACTTCATATTGCAAATTTAAACAATATGAGATACCCAGTTTTGCCCACCATGAAGTACTAGATCTACTGATATTCCTACTTCCTGGATTACAAGACACAGATTGCCTGTATTCTAAAACTGATTGTCGATCAGAATACCTGTATCATCGTTTGGATTTGAAGCTGTTTTCTTCCTTCCAATACCACACGACTCTAATGCTTCTTTTGGATCGACAAATGTCTGGCAAAGTTACAAAAAAAAATCGACAATGTCAACCCTTGTAGTATTAAATCCTGTAAAATCGCCTAAAGGATGAGAAGAACAGCCTCTAAAAACGCTTCTACCGCGTCTTTATGCACGATAATACGTAAGATCATGAAAAAATGACGAATTTTTGCACACTACCCGCGCCTTTTTGCAGAAAATAGCTCAGAAATACAGGGGTAGGGGAGAATATATATATACACACGTTTCCCCACGCAACCCGAAACGGATTTCTCAAGGGGGTGGGGTCTGCGTTAACTCATTGTCGCTCAATATTTTAGCTTTTTTGGTGCAGCTAACTCGCTGATTCTCTGCGATCTGGACGGTTTTGGGTGAAGTTTTGGTCGAAATGGGAAGGTCTAACGAACTGAAACACAGGACAATCCCCACAACCATATAAACCAGATCGTGAGCACACACACGATTGCAGGCACACAACCAACACAATATGTAGTCGGCAAACTCAATTTGTTAAAATTCTCTAAATTGGTGCATAACTCGGAAAGTTTGCTATATCTTTGCCGACGAAATCAAACCCAATCAACCATGCTTAATACATTGGCACAATCACTCAGAGTCTACAATGTAGAGGTAGACGTACACAACAACGCGAAAGATGGCTTCGGCATCTCAGTATACTTGCGAACATCGCCATCGGCAACGTTGCTCATCAACACATACTTCGTGTCTGCGGACGATGAGACCATGTTCGAAGATGTTGATGGCAAACTGCTGTCATCGTATGGCGTGACATTGGATGTCATGTCAAAGGTTAACTCAAACTTGTAATTCATTCACATCAAAAATTTATAGTCATGATGTTCATCGTATTGAAAAGTCCATTGTTCAGTTCAGTTCGCGGAATTGATGGGTGCAGGACATTCGAGATTCTAACCGAAGGAGACGACAATTGGATTTCCTTGAACGAAGGATTGGATTTGAACGTATACTTCGACGATATCGAACACGATTGGAAAGCTGTCGTCTATCCATGCATTGACCAAAAGACTAACACAGACTGCGTCGTATGCCGACCAAAGGTGCATGAATGGTGGGTTCCTCCAACACGAAATGAGAAGGCAGTACAAGCATTGCGAACGAGAGAACATGATGTTCTTTGGGGAGAGAATGAAGTTCGTGTCAAAGCTGGAGATGACTATTTCCGATTGTCAGAAGCAGAGATTCAGTTTTGGGTTGACAAGTACGATGAGTTCAAATCACAAGGCATCCTCTTTTAATGCCATACGAAAAGATAGCAAAGTTCGATTGTGTCTGCGCTGAGACAGGACGAACGATTCGCAAAGGAGAATGGTGCGTATACTATCCGAAGACTCGGATGGTGTACCACCAAGACTCCAGGACAGCACAAACGTTTCGCTCGGAACGTTTCGATATGAATATGTTGAACCTTAATTATTAATCAATGCCATACTTCGCAGAATTTGAGTTCCGCACCACATCCGTAACAAACCGATATTGGAATAGCGGTATCCGTGAATTCACAGACAAACGCCATGCACAGAATTGGGCAAGCTACATGGAACGCAAAAACGGATGGAAAGAGATTGGATTTTGGGAGCACACATCACCAGATCACAACCAACAATGAACAACATGAAACAGACACGGTATGCTTGGCAGGATGGTGACAATTTGTTTGTCATTCGCATCGGCAAGACGACCAACAAGAAAATTGCCTTGCCACAGGACAAGATAGTTCAGACGTACACATTCAGCATGGAGCAGGTACGTTACATCGCACAATGCGATGCTGATGGCATCAAGCCATCGCAGAAGACCTTCTATTCGTTCGATGCGTCAAACTGCATGGACTGTCCATTGTCAGGCAACAGCGGGAACGGCAAATGTTACACCCACAAGTATATGCAGTTCAGCGGATTCATATCGATGCTTCGCTCCATCATCCGTCAAGGTTGGGAATCACGTTTGGATGCTGAAATGAGAGCAGACATCTGCAAATGGACAGAAGGCAATTTCGTTCGCTTCGGCACATACGGAGAACCATCACTCCTGCCGATTGATTTGGTAGGCGACATGGTATTGGGCGCGAAGTCTTGGACAGGATACACACATCAATCTCGCAAACCATGGGCGCAACCTTTCAAGGCTTTCTTCATGGCATCTGCACACAGCGAGAAGGATGCTATATCGATGACAGGATGGCGTTCCTTCATCGCTGAGGATGACACATCCACTACGAACGCAATACAATGTCCTGCATCGAAGGAATCAGGCTTCGCAAGCCATTGCGCTAAATGTGGTTTGTGCTCAGGCATCACAGGCAAAGGCAGCAAGAATGTCAAGATATCAACACACTAACTCAACCAACAATGAGTAACGAACAAGAGATGATGAATGTGGAATTTTGGTACAGCGATGCCATCTACGATGGAGACCAAATCATATCGAACTGCTGTTGGGTGCATCGCAAGCTGGAGAAATGGCCGAGAGAAACGGACGACCGAACGTTGATGAGGAGAGCACGACAAATCTTCGGATGGACGGGATCGAAGGGTGAATGGTTGGATGACCAAACTTGGAAGCCACGAAACGCGATGGTGCTGCTGCAAATATTAATCAATGATGACCTGGAAGCATGATGGACAAGAAAATCAAAGACAGACTCGTATACGTTGAAGAGACGTATGCAGGTGAATACGAGACATGGCAAGACCCAATCACAGGCAACCAATACCAGATCCCCATCCACATCGAACGGGATTGGGATAATGCTGAGAAGCTATAGCGACCGTCGCATCCTTCCTCGCCATCGCGCGAGGATTGATGATAGTGATGACGAATAAGAAGATAGAAAAAAAAATCGCCAAAGGCATTGTATTAACCAAACCTGTGCATATCTTTGTGCACACAAACAAACAAAAGACATGGGAACAATCATCTATGATGCATCGAAGATTGTCGAGAAGACAAAGCACGAATCGGACAAATTGCGCATATACGGGAACAGCGAAGCCAGGGTGCAATATTACTTGGAACTTCGTTTGGCTGCTGTAGGATACACAGGGTTGAATCCTGTTCCGAAAGGAATGGCTTGCGGTGATTGCGAGAAGGCAGTTCAAGGGATTGAGCACGAAGCCTTCATCCGAGTCTATCCGACATCAACGTACACAGGATATTACACAAGAATCGCTGAAGCATACACAAGGCTGCACATTGACAGCAAGACAGGCCAGCCCAAGTACAGCATCTCAATCGAACACGAGAGCGGACGACAGACATACGAATCGAATCTGACATACGAACAAGCTACATCTAAATTTCTTAATTGGTTGAAAAAGTACAAGTAATCATGAAAAACACAACAGACAACCCACTTGCGCACCTGCTCGCGCCACGTTACTGCTCCATCACTCGCCAACCTATGTTCGCAGGATGGTGTGTACTTGACGGAGATATGTTTATCAAGGATGAGCGGGATGCCATCAAGCACGTTCAGGATGTCGGATATTACGATTTGGAAGATGCATACGAGGACGAATACATCTACTACACCGAATGGCAAGACATCCCGCTCGATGAATGGGATGGGTTACCATATGCCACGGTCATCTTGAATCTAATTGACGAGATGCAAGGCTTGGTCGATACGATTCGCACGACTAAGTACATGACCGAAGTGGCAGCACCATATCAAACCATTTTGAACGCACATCGTGTATACGTCGAAAACAAAAGATTCAAATGAGCATCGTAAAAACACACCAGATCGTCAGCAAGCTGGCGGATATCGTAGAGAACGAATCAATGATGTCAAACTCATTGAACGCATTTTACGCCATCACCCTGCGGGAAAATAACATCGTCTTGCAAGGCAGCAGCAGGGATGTGCTCACGTTTGCCTTAGCTGCGGAACGGATATCAAGAACAAACGATGACATCAAATTCATAGGCAAGAATTGGGATGGGATGTATCCTGAATGTGTAGTAGAGGTAGATGGTGTAAAAATCGAAATCGTGAAAGTATGATAAGAGAAGTAAAAAGACAACAAGATGTCGTATGTCAGAAATGCGGGAAGACGCAGTACGTCCAAACTGCATTATATAGTCACCCAGCAATCAACGATAACGTATTCGTAGTCAGCGAATGTAGTATGTGTAAACAAAAGACAACAAATAAGATGCCACAGAGCAACACAATTGAACTGAAGTTTGTATCGGATTTCTTTGAGAACGGATTCCAATGGTTTGAGTTTGACACGACCAATACCATCGAATGGTTTGAACTCACCGACAACATCCAAGTGTGCGTAGAAAAGCTATGGAGGGAATCGTGTGAACCAGATCCATTGGACAAATACAAACTACGCCAAAAGATGGCTACAAAGTATAAAGCCACAATCTACGCCGAGATTGGCGGGAAGGTGAATATGGATTTTCCCATCACGTTTGTGACAACAGACTACACCGAACCAAATCCTATAAAGGATAATGCCTTGGATGATGAGGGTTACTACACAGGCCCTGAAGTACAATGGAATGTGGAAGACGTAGAAGTGATTGCTCAAAGGAGATTTCAAGCCAAGCTATCCGCCAAGGATTTGGAACGTGTGCTTGTGGCAGCATTCGAAGACAATGAGCATTTGATGGAGGTGATACACGACCAAATCGCAGAAACAATTAACTACATGATTGAAGAAGGACAAATCAAAACGCAATGAGCAGAAAAGAATATATTTACAACGTAGGTCTTTGGACTATCCCTGTTTTGATTAACGGGGATAGTTCACACCTCGAACCGAACGAAGAGATGGACCTAGAGCAGTTCGTTAACGATGCTGTAGGTTTTGTCGGGGATGGGGAGTACTTTCATTGGAGCACAGACGTTGACGAACCGTCGTTCAGCAGGTGCGAAGTATCGGGCAAGTACGATATGTGCTGCCAGATCACGATGACCATCCTTCCGTATAAATCACCTGAATCAATTGAACTATGAAAGATTTCCATCAGTACAACAGAAAACACGCCTTGATGCTATTGGCTGCCCTGGTGTTGATGTCCTTGTTAGGTCTTGTAACAGCATAAATGATGATAGTGATGACGAATGAGCAGAAACGAGAGTACATGAACAAGAAGATAGTCACAGCTATGCACTACATACGGACGAACCAATATGGTTTTGCAGGTGCTTGCCTGAATGACTACGATGCAAAGATTGGCCTTGGATGGCCTTCAGCAGAAGAACACTTAATCGAACAGCTATGCGAGACGTACCCAATATAAGAGTGTTTGTGAGTTTGGAGAAACGCAAGGGATCGTGGGTAGTGTGCGTGAGGAGGAGGGAAGACGGAACAGAAACGAAGGGAGTAAAGGGTTACTTCAACAGGAAGTTTGAAGCAGTTAAAGAAGCCAACAAGATGGCTGAGTTGATAAACACAGAAGTAGTAATAAAGCAATGACACACGCAAGCTTATTTAGCGGAATCGGAGGATTTGAATTGGCAGCGGAATGGGCGGATCTGGAGAACATATTCTCATGCGAGATAGAACCATTCAATCAACGAGTACTAAAACACCACTTTCCAAACACAGAATTACACACAGATGTCAAAGAACTACAAGCAGCTAAGTATAGAGGACGAATTGACGTCCTCACAGGAGGATTCCCATGCCAACCCTACAGCACAGCAGGACTCCGAAAAGGAAAGCACGACGAACGCCATCTATGGCCCGAAATGCTTAGAGTCATTCGGGAATGCCAGCCACGTTGGGTTGTGGGCGAAAACGTTCGCGGGCTTGTTAGTTGGAACGAGGGATTGGTCTTCGAAGAGGTGCACACTGATTTGGAACGTGAAGGCTACGAAGTACAAGCGTTTATACTTCCAGCTGCAAGCAAAAACGCGCCGCACAAACGAGACAGAGTTTGGTTTGTTGCCCACTCCAAACAGCTACGATTGGAACACGGCCAGATCGAAGGAGTCGTGGAACAAGGCGATAGAAAAGCACAAGGGAACACTACAGGTAAACCTGCGGCAGATGGCGAAGTTCGGGTTACTACCAACACCAACAGCGACGGATTACAAGGGAGCATATCCCCCGACGAGCATCGACAAGAACCCAGCGAGAAGAGGACTGCTTCGGAACGTATATCAGTACACGGGGGAGGAATATCATTCGAGAAATTCCCAACTCAATCCCCGATTTGCGGCGGAGATGATGGGCTTCCCACCGAACTGGACGGAATCACCTTTTCTAAGTGGAGAAAAGAAAGCGTGAAGGCATATGGCAACGCCATCGTTCCTCATATAGCTTATGAAATATTTGAGAGCATAAAAGAATACGAGAAAATAAGCTACCAATCATAAATGTCAAGAACTTACAAGCAAATAAGCATGAAGGACGAATTAACGTCATATCAGTACGCCACCTGCGGTCAGAGATGCTTAGACTCATTTGAGAAGCTACCCCGACCTACGTTGTGGGCGAAAAAGTTTGCGGCCTTATTGATTGGTCGGTCGGGCTGGTGTTCGAAGAGATGTGTGCTGACTTGGAGGTTGAAGGGTACGACATACAACCGCTCTTACTTCCTGTTGTATGCAAAGAAGATCCCCACCGACGGGAATGGGTTTAGTTTGCTGCCTACTCCAACAACGAAGAACGTGACGGGCGGCGCGGTGCAAGTGAACGAAAACGGCAAGAGGCAAAACAAAGGCGGCACGGAATTCAGCGCACAGCTGCACGATCTAGCGAAGTCAGGAATGCTGCCTACGCCCAAAGCACAGGAAAACAGGGACAACGCTTCAGGAAGTTCCCAACTTTCGCCCCGATTTGTAGCGGAGATGATGGGTTTTCCCGTGAACTGGACAGAATTACCTTTCCAAACTGGCGAGCCAAAAGCATATAGCTTATGAAATTTTTGAGAGTATAAAATCATATGAGAAAATCGTCTATGAAGACCTTGGTTTATTGACAAGACAATCGTAAATTCGCAAAACCTGATAATTTAATACAATGGAATCAATCTTAGACCGTCTGCGTAAGCACCACTCCAACATGGTTAGTAAGGGGTGGGAGCAAGTTAAAAAGGAGTTTGGTGTTGGTGAGAACAGAACCAAGGACAACATCATCAAGAAGGGTGCGTACATATGCGCTGCCTCAAACTTCTACCACCCGACTATCATTGCCGATGGTTTGGGTTTGCACAGGACAAGTGTTCTGCACCACACAAAGAAGCACCAAGACAACCTCTTGTACGAGGACTACAGGGAGTGTTTCATCCGAGCCCTGGACATCGTTAACGCAGTAGAGAAATCAGAACCATTCGAATCGCTAATTAAATAACCCAATTCATTACACAATGAAGATTTACAAGCAACTCCGCGAACTACAGGCGGAACTTAAAGCACCGAAGAGCCAGCGGAACACGTTTGGCAAGTACAACTACCGCTCTGCCGAGGATATCCTAGAAGCACTTAAGCCATTGGCTGTTAAGCACGGGCTGACGTTCAGAATCAGCGACTCAATCGAGATGGTCGGTGATCGTGTGTACGTTATAGCAACGGTATCTGTGACCAACGACGAAGGAGAGCACATGGAGTCAGATGGGTTTGCTCGTGAAGAGGAAATCAAGAAAGGAATGGACGGCAGCCAGATCACTGGTGCTGCATCATCTTACGCTCGAAAGTATGCACTTAATGGCTTGCTCCTGATTGACGACACTAAAGATTCTGATGCAACAAATACGCACGGCCAAGAGCCATCCACGCCCAAGGCACAGCCAAGTCAAGGCGGATCTGGAAAGTCTAACATCATGGACGATGCTGTCGCTTACCTCAAGGGTTTGAGCAATAAGACAGAGAAGGAGAATGCGTTGAAGCAGATTCTTGCCAAGCACGGTAACAACCTGTCCGACGCTCAGAAAGCAGGACTTCAAAAATGGGTACGATGAACAGCAGGAAAGCGGTATACATCTTCACCTACATCATCATTGTAGGAGCGACAATGCTGACCACCTTGGCTGGGTATGCGATTGCTGCTTTAGCTGGTAAAGACATAACGTATTGGTTGTTTGTGATTCTCTTTGGATTAATCGGCCTAAACTTTTGGTATAACACTGCTATGGATGCAGCAGAAGAAGTGATTGAAGAAAATGATTACTAAAGACGAATTGGTCGACCGCTTCGGTAAAGGTCACCTATCCTATAGCAGCATGAAGATGGCTTTAGGAGATATGAAAAACTTCGAGCGTTATATGCTTGGGTTGTTAAAGTTTGAGTCAAAGGCTTTGGACTTTGGTACGTTGTACGATATGCTGTTGTTTGAACCTGAGAAGGCAGCGAAGGTATACGTTGTTGTTCACCAAGACGAAGTGTTAGAACGCTGCTCTCCAAAAACCAGATCATCCAAAGCACCTCCAATGACAGCCGAGTACAAAGCCAAGAAGCAAGAGCTGTCCGATGAGTTAGAAGCAAAGGGCAAGGTCTTGGTGACCAAGACGGATATGCAGGTGGCGAACGACATGATCGACAGGCTTCGTTCATGCGGGTTGGTTGACTCCTATCTGAACGGCAAGTACCAAGTCGAGTTCAATGAGCAGGTCAACGGTGTACCTGTGAAAGGATTCTTGGACTGCTTGGGTAGTAACTTCATTAGCGACAGCAAGTCAACGCAATCAGTGAAGAAGTTTAAGTACAGCGTTCGCGACTTCAACTACGATATCCAAGCGTACATATACACCAAGGTGTTTGGCATCAAGGACTTCTATTGGGTGGTTCAGGAAAAAACAGAACCTTATACACCAGCTTTGGTAAAGTGCAGCGATTCCACGTTATTTGCAGGGGAAATGAATTTCTCTACAGCAGCGTATCGAATCAGGAATTTCTTGGACAGACCGAGTGACTACGACCCATCACAGGAATACATGGAATTCGAAGTATGATGTTTACAACACGTCAAGTTGTCTCCTTTTGGATTAAGTTCACCATTTTTATTTCATTACTTTTTTATTTTTCAAACTTTCTTATCAGATGAGCGACAAGAAAAGCTATTCAGGCCCATTGATGGGCTGGGTTAACGACCCGATTCCTTCTAAGTACGACGAGAACTCTTTCTCAGTATCCTTTCGGTTGAAGAAAGGCGAACTGAAGGAGATATGGGAGAAGTACGTCACCCCATTGAACGAGAAGGGTGAAGGCGAGAACGCATGGTTCACGATCTGGCAGCAGAAGTCAGGGCGTTGGGGATTGCAAGTGTTTGACCCAAACAGCGAGAGCGCACAAGAGGCTCGTGCTTCACGGAATAAGACTTCATACAAGCCAAAGCCTGTATCAACTCCTGTAGCAGACAATGAAGACGACCTTCCTTTCTAAGGTTGTCATCATTATAGCACGAATTGAGTGGGGGCTGAAGGACATTGTAGTTCTCAGCCCTCATTCATTCAGTGCCAAATCTGAAGATGGTAGGGAGTTCTCCTTTTCATGTCAACTGAAGGAACACAAGGAATACAGCGTTGTCCTTGACGAAACCGATTGCGATTGGATTGTGCTGCACATCAGAAACAAAAAGAGAGGGGACAACTACGTGATGCTTCCAGGAAACCTATGTGGTAGTACCATAAGTTTTGAAAAAATAGCAAAGGTGATGAAACGATCGTGGCACGATGAATCCAATATACTACATAACAGGGAGAGCGAGTTTTAAGAAGGGCAAGAGGACGTTCTCAAAGGACGTATGGATTGTCACTACATACGATGATGTCAACCTCATAAACGCCAAGGACAAGAGAGCTATAAACAGGCTAAGAAGAGAAGAGTTTGGCAAGAAGTGGGAAGAGGGTATGGCAAGGTTAGTTAAGATTTACACAAAGAAACAAGTAGGCATTACAAATGGATAAGGTTACCATTTTCAAGAATATGTACGACACGGAACGTCCTCACTACGTTAGTATTGAAACCGTTCTGAAGCGCATACAAGATGGTTCGAGCAAGTCGTTGGTAGATAAGATACGATCTGGGGATAATGTAAAGAACAGCCTTCCTGTTGTGCTATTCAGCGGTGTCTTTACCAAGCGTCAGGACGACACATTGAGGAAGCATAGCGGGTACATCGTCTTGGACTTTGACAAGCTGGACGATGCTGTTGACGTGAAGGGGCAGTTGTCTATGGATCCCTACATTCATAGCTGCTGGATATCCCCAAGCGGTAATGGCGTGAAGGCTTTGGTGAAGATTGCCGATACAACGAAGCATAGGGAGCACTTCAAGGCTTTGATTCAGTACTTCGACAAGCAGTACGGGTTAGAGTTAGATGGCAGCGGTATTAACGAGTCGAGGGCATGTTTCGAGTCATACGACCCTGACATCATCATCAACGACGACAACGAGACGTTTGCTAAGATGTCCCTTGGTGACGACCCTGTTGAGTCTGAGCCAAGCAAGGAGAGCACTACGGACTACATGAAGCTGAACTTGGCTGCCAACATGATTCGCATGGCAGAAGACGGAGAGAAGCATGCTGCACTGCTGAAGGCATCAAAGCTGTGCGGCGGGTACATAGCAGCTGGGCGGATGGAAGAAGAGGAAGCGTATCGAGTGCTGCTTCGTGAGATACAGAAGAGAGATATTGAGTCGGTTGACGGTGCTAAGAAGACAATCCAAGATGGTATAGAGCACGGGAAGATTCTACCTATATCGGAAACGATATCAAGCGAGAGGGACATCAAGAGACAGATGATGATTGCCGATGGAGATATGTCATTCTTGAGTAGTGATAGTGATGATCTGGATTGGATTAACGACTACGCTTGTGGGAATATCAAGTTGGGATTGACTACGGGTAATGAGGACTTGGATGCGTTTTTTCTTTACAAAAAAGAGTTTGTGGTTATCAACGGACACAGCAACGTTGGTAAGACTACAACGGCCATGTACTTAATGGTAAACGCATCAATACACCACGGATGGAAGTGGGTAGTGTATAGCAGCGAGAACAAAACAGCAGCGGTCAAGATGACATTGATGCAGTTTGCTTATGATATGCCTGTCAAGAACATGAACTCAGACCAAAGGAAGCAAGCATACGATTGGGTAAAGGATCACTTCATTGTTATCTCAAACAAGGATGTCTACAGCTACAGCGATATCATCGTGTTTATTGAGAGGGTGAGGAAGATGCACGAGATAGACGCTGTCTTTATTGACCCTTACAACAGCTTGAAGATAACGATGAGCGATAGGGGTATCGGAACGCACGAATACCACTACGAGGCTGCCTCAGAGATGCTTACATACAGCACCGCGAATGACATCGCAGTTTGGTTGAATGTTCACTCTGTTACTGAGGCGCAACGACGGAAGGGTGACGACGACCTTCCTGTTGC